CTCCTGTTGAACCAGCTCATATCTCCCGAGGGGGGTTGAGAAGGTTCGCGTCCAACTTAGGAAGGCGCATAAAAGCGTTTCTAAGAGGAAATCCCGACCCTCTATGGAAAAGAGGAGTTCAGGAGAAACTTTTTGATTCTTACAAACCAGAACCAAAAGCACGACGGTACAGATTCATAGAAATGCTGAAAACCGTTGATGGAATATTCATGTAAAGATACATGACATACCCAGAAGAGATGTGGACTTGGGAAAAGTTCGACCTCTTTACTCTGCAGAATATCAACACTATGATTGGTGATGAATTTCTTGACAGTGATCTTAAGCCAGAATTCATTGGGCTGAAGACAACTTACAGTCTCCTAAAAGGAATTAGGAAGGATTGTAAATTCCACCTCTCTGTGCGAACACAGGGGTGGCCTGAACAGCTTATTAAGGATCTACCTTAATGGGCTGGATGGATGTTAAGTTTTAACAAACTTATCATCAGAGAAAAGGACTTCTTCTACATCCATAGGATGGGAATAATTTCCTAAACAAGAGGTTGTGGTTGCCCACCACCGCTTGTCAAGCTATAGTCAAAATACAAGTTTATTAAGACTATAGAGTAAGAGCCGGTACCTTTATCAAGAGTAAAGGTCGCCGTCATCAAAGACTCTATTCGGAGACTATTCGCGAGTATTCCGAAAGAGGCTACGTCTGGACTTAAAACAAAGGCTGTTTTAAGAATCAACGAAGCTGCTTCCTTCTTTTAAACAAGGAAAACAGGTGGGACTTTTGAGGAAGTTAGAAAACTACTCAAAAGTCAAAGAGGCTAATCTGTCCCAGAATACAATCTGGATACAGGAAGACCTACCGGGAAAACTTTCTTCTAGGAAGATTGTTCGGCCGGGCAATGGATATTCGTCAATTGTTTGAACGATATCCTATGTACTGAACCAGAAGAGCTTAAAGAAGTCTTCTTAACAGTAGTATCTGAACCGGGAAAAGCCCGGTCAGTTACAAAGACCAGATCTAGCCTCAAGCTAGTGCTAGATATAGTCAACAAACTCTGTTCAGACGTCTTAAAGAAGGCGTTTCACAGTAGTTTCTCTGGAATGGCATAATCAGACCATCCCTGGAAGCTCTTCCAGTCTTTCTTCACGAAAGAATTCAGGAAGGAGTTATTCTCTGAAATGGCATGGGACAAACAGCCAACAGAGACTTCTCGTAAATTAGAAGAAATAATTTATGAGACATGCTTCGCTTCGTCAACGGACTATAGTGAAGCAACCGATTTTATGAGCCATGAAGTGGCTGATTTGATCGGAAGTGCTTGGATGCAATATTGTGGCATACCAACACTACTTAGATCTCTTGTGAGGAAAGTTGCTTACACAGAGAGAAAAGTATTCTTCATGGCAAAAGGACCATTGAGGAATTTAGGAACTGTGACAGACAACAAAGAAGTCCGCACAGCGATCCTGAGAAGAGGAGTATTGATGGGAGATCCCATGACTAA